AAACCACCCGTGGCTGTCGCGCAGCGTGTGGTGGACGTGCTGTCTTCCGCCACTACGGCAGTGAACACGGACTTTTCTCGGTTTGATGGTCATGGCTCAAACCTCATGCGTGAGTTGGAAAAGATGTTGCTGATGCGTGCTTTTAGGCACCAGTACCACGCAGAGTTGCTTGATCTACACAGATCGCAGTTTGGGCTTAAGGCTTATGCCGCTATGGGAACAGAGTATGATACGGGTTTCACCCGAGCCTCTGGATCACCTGAAACCTCGTTGTTCAATAGTATTGTCAACGCTTTTGTGGCCTTTTTGGCGAGACGGAAGACCCGCAACACGGGTGTTTTTGTTACTCCCAAAGCCGCTTTTGCGAAGCTAGGCATTTATGGCGGTGATGATGGACTCACTGCTGATATCGACGAGGCAATCTACATTGCAGCTGCCAAGATGATTGGTCAGGAACTCACGGTTGAACCGATTAAACGCGGCCAACCTGGTATTAAGTTTCTGGCTCGAATCTATTCGCCTGCAGTGTGGTATGGTGAGTTGGATAGTTGCTGTGACTTGCCAAGGCAGTTGAGTAAGTTTCATGTCACAGTGAATTCGTCCAATGATCATGATGGCACTGTTAAGTTAGTTGAGAAGGCGCGTTGTTTCCTTCTGACTGATAAGAACACACCCATAATTGGCCCTTTTGTTCGTGCTGTTAAGATAGCTAATGGAGGTAGTCTGGATTATGACCCTTATCTGTCTTATGTGTCGACTTACCTGTCCAGGTTTCCAGAGAATGAGCAGTATCCTAACACCAATTCTGGAGCCTGGATGGATGATTACGCAGAGTCGGCGCTTCCTGATTTTGATGTTAAGAAGTTCCATCGATGGCACGAAACAAAACACATTACGCTTGTAGACCTCCTCTCACCACCTTTGTGTATGGAACCGGTTGCTGCCAAGTCAGCTGTTCCTGTGGTGATTGAAGGAGATGTGATTCCTCACGGAGCCAGTATGGCTGCTAAACCGCCGCGAC